TGCATTTGCGGTGTGGATGGGACATGAACAAAAATGAAATATCGCAGAGAACATTTTATTGAAGAGTTAATCAAGCACGAAGGCTTGAAGCTACAAGTGTACAAAGACACTCTTGGTATTGATACTATTGGTATCGGACGAAACCTAGAAGACCGTGGCATTAGCAAGGAAGAGTTGGATGCTTTAGACATTCCTACTATTGACCACATCTATGAATATGGAATCACCGAAGCTGATGCGGTCTATCTAGCAACAAATGACGTACAGATTGTTGAGGAAGAACTGTTACAAGCGCACCCTTGCGTGGACAGGTTAGACTCTGTACGTCAGCTTATATTGATGGATATGGCTTTCAATATGGGTGTGCCACGCTTGTGTAAGTTTAAAAAGATGTGGAACGCTGTTCACGAAGAAGATTTTCAATCTGCAGCAAAAGAAATGCTTGACAGCAGGTGGGCAAATCAGGTAAAATCACGTGCAACAAAATTAGCTAACGCAATGCACAATGGGGAGTTCTAATGGGCTGGATTGAAAAAAGCAAAAGTTCTAAAGCACAAACGTACCACACAGGAAGTGACCCCAGAAAAAAATCTATAGCTGAACGTATCAGCTTTGGTACGGGTGATAAGAATAAACAATCTCCCGGTTTTTTAGAAATGGTAGTTAAGACAATTAAAAAGGCGATAGACTAATGGAAAAATTTAAACCGTGTAAAGGATGTCCTACACCAGCAAACTGCGGTGCTGTAGGCAAGTGTCAAAACAAAGGCAAGTAAATGGCTAGACAACTAACAGAACGACAGCAGAAGTTTCTGGATGTCTTGTTTGATGAAGCTGGTGGTGACATGGTTGCTGCCAAGAAACTGGCGGGGTATGCTGACACTTCTAGCACTGGCGAAATTGTCAAAGGTCTTAAAGAAGAGATTCTTGAAGCAACGCAAATGTATATGGCACGTAATGCGCCGAAAGCTGCGATGGCGATGACAGGTGCATTGTATGACCCGACAGAGTTGGGTATTCGTGATAAGATGTCTGCAGCTAAAGAACTGCTTGACCGTGTAGGTTTAGTGAAGACAGAGAAAATGCAGGTAGAAGCAAGTGGCGGCGTTATGCTTATGCCACCTAAAGCACCAGTAGAGGATGATGACTGATGGCAGATGAGAAGAAAAAAATTGTTAAGGCAAGTGATGCAACAATATTAAGAAGGTTGGCTAAAAAACTATTTGGCAAACCTATGTCTGATTTAACAAACGCAGAACTTAAAAAAATAGCGGATGGGGCATATTTTTCAGATGCTAATGTTACATTAAAACAAAGAGAAGCGGCAGCAAGAAAAATTTATCAAGATAAAATACTTAGGGACGATACAGAATTGGGCGGTAAGTATGGTTCAAGAGTTGGCAAAAAAGCACGTGAAGCTAGGGCTGGCGTAGAAAATATGATGGAAAAAGTACGTGCTTATAATAAAAAGAATAAAGGTGCAACTGATATGCGTGTAGGTGGTATGGTTTTATCTACAACGGACAACCGCAAAAAGAAATGACAAGAAGCATAGGCAAGTGGAAGCTACCACAGCCAACAGACATTAAAGAAGAAAACGAGTGGATACCTATCCCACGTATTGCACGTACTGTACCATTCGGATATAAACAGGATGATGAAGACCCCGACATTCTTCAACCTATCCAAATTGAATTGGACTTGTTAGAGAAAGCTAGACAGCACGTAAATCAGTACAGCTACCGTGAAGTGGCTAATTGGCTGAGTACACAGACTGGCAGATACATCTCGCACGTAGGGTTGAGGAAACGGTTGAATAATGAACGAAGACGTAAGAATCAAGCTGCAAGCCTCCGCAAGTGGGCAGAATATGCGAAAACGGCAATCGCCAAAGCGGAAGAAATCAGTAACCAAAGAACAGGCTCCAAAGCCAGCAGCGGTTAGAATACAGGAAACTGTATCACCTGAGTATGACAGCAGCGAGATAGAACAACACGCTAATGTTTTGTTCAAGCCAAATGCAGGGCCACAGACAGAGTTCCTAGCGGCGGCTGAACGAGAAGTATTGTACGGTGGTTCTGCAGGTGGCGGTAAATCCTACGCTATGCTTGCTGACCCATTACGTTACATGGGGCATCCACAGTTTAGTGGGCTTCTGCTGCGACACACCACAGAGGAGTTGCGCGAACTTATATTTAAGTCGCAGGAGTTGTACCCAAAAATCTGGCCCGGTATTAAGTGGTCAGAGAGAAAGATGCAGTGGACTGCGCCTTCTGGTGCAAGATTGTGGATGTCTTATCTTGACAGAGATGAAGATGTATTGCGCTATCAGGGTCTGGCTTTTAGCTGGATAGGCTTTGACGAGTTAACACAATGGGCCACACCATACGCATGGAATTATATGCGTTCTCGTCTACGGTCTACTGCACCTGATTTGCCAATATTTATGAGGGCTACGACCAACCCCGGCGGCAGAGGTCATCATTGGGTTAAGAAGATGTTCATTGACCCTTCGCCGTATAATAGAGCCTTTGATGCAACCGATATTGAAACAACAGAAGTCCTACGATATCCAGCAGGACATAGCAAAGCTGGAAAACCTTTATTCAAAAGAAGATTTATACCCGCAAGACTTTCTGATAACCCATACCTTGCAGAAGCAGGTGATTACGAAGCAATGCTTCTTTCACTTCCCGAACAGCAAAGAAGACAACTTCTTGAAGGCGATTGGGATATCAAAGAAGGAGCAGCGTTTACTGAGTTTGATAGGCGGGTTCATGTTGTTGAACCTTATCGTATACCTAGTAACTGGGTTAAGTTTCGTGCTTGCGATTATGGCTACGGTAGCTATAGTGCTGTTGTGTGGTTTGCCGTTGCGCCTAGCGAACAACTTGTGGTATATAGAGAACTCTACGTTTCTAAAGTCCTTGCCACAGACTTGGCAGATATGATTCTGGATTTGGAAGCGGAAGATGGCAATATTAAGTACGGCGTTCTGGATAGTTCTCTTTGGCATAAGCGTGGTGACACTGGTCCTTCTCTTGCGGAGCAAATGATTAGTAGAGGTTGTCGTTGGCGACCATCAGATAGAAGTAGAGGTAGTCGGGTAGCAGGTAAAAACGAGATACACCGTAGACTACAGATAGATGAGTTTACAGAGGAGCCTAGACTTGTTTTCTTTGATACTTGCACAAACCTCACGGCCCAACTTCCCTCAATACCACTGGACAAAAAGAACCCAGAAGACATTGATACAAAGAGTGAAGACCACTTGTACGATGCTCTTAGATATGGTATAATGTCCAGACCACGGTTTAGTATATTTGACTATGACCCAATGGGTAGACCCGGTGGCGGTATGCAGGTAGCAGACGCAACCTTTGGATATTAAGATGCAAGTTATATGGACATTATTATTAACTGTTTGTGATACCAGCCACTGTGCTACACAGACTATTCAGTGGTTTGAGGATAAGCCACAGTGTATTGAAATGAAAATACTGCACGAAGATTTGCCGCAAGACGGACATTGGAAGTCAGTAGATTATACCTGCACCATAGTGGGAGCAAAGGAAGTATAATGGATGAAGATGAAATCATGATTGAAGACGATGCTATCGCACTAGAAGATAGTGACGATACATCTGTTTCGGACGTAGACGTAAGTAACATCATCCCATTTATTATGGAACGCTATAAGCGGTCTGAAGATTATAGGTATCAGGACGAAGAACGCTGGCTAAAAGCCTACCGCAATTATCGTGGTTTGTACGGTCCTGATGTGCAATTTACTGAAACAGAAAAATCTCGTGTCTTTATTAAAGTCACAAAAACTAAGACGCTGGCAGCATACGGGCAGATTGTTGATGTCCTGTTCGCTAACCAGCGTTTTCCTTTATCTATAGAACCAACGGAGTTGCCTGAAGGTGTGGTTGCCGATGTACACTTTGACCCTAAAGAACCAGAACAACTGCGTAGTGAAACTGCTCTTTCCAGTCCCTACGGTTTTGCAGGTGACGGCAGAGACTTACCACCGGGAGCCACAGCGCAGTCCTTACAAGAGAAACTTGGGGTGCTTCAAAACAAACTTGAGCCTGTACAGGACAAGCTAAAAGAAGGGCCGGGTAAGACACCTACAGCTATTGCATTTAGCCCAGCAATGATTGCTGCAAAGAAAATGCAAAAGAAAATACATGACCAGCTAGAAGAGTCAGGTGCAACTAAACACCTACGTAATGCTGCATTTGAAATGGCATTGTTTGGCACTGGTGTTATGAAGGGGCCATTTGCTATTGACAAAGAGTACCCTAACTGGAATGATGACGGTGAGTACGACCCACTGTTTAAAACAATCCCACAAGTAAATCACGTATCTGTCTGGAACTTTTATCCAGACCCAGATGCTAACAATATGGATGAAGCACAGTTTGTAATTGAACGCCACAAGATGTCACGTACGCAATTACGTAATCTAAAGAAGCGTCCATACTTCCGTGGTGAAGTTATCAATGAAGTGATTGGTATGGGAGAAAACTATACCAAGAAGTATTGGGAAGATGACTTGTCAGACTACGCACCAGAGCATGGCATTGACCGCTTTGAAGTGCTTGAGTACTGGGGCATGGTTGATACAGAACTGCTTGAAGAGCAGGGTGTAGATATTCCAAAAGACCTAAAAGAGTTTGATGAACTGCAAGCCAATGTCTGGATTTGTAATGGTCGCTTATTGCGTATGGTTCTTAACCCATTCAAGCCATCTAAGATTCCATACTCTGCTGCTCCATATGAACTGAACCCATATTCATTCTTTGGTGTTGGTATCGCAGAAAACATGGATGATACACAGACACTGATGAATGGCTTTATGCGTATGGCTGTTGATAACGCTGTACTGTCTGGCAACTTGATTGTGGAAGTAGATGAAACAAACTTGGTGCCGGGTCAGGACTTGTCACTGTATCCGGGCAAGGTATTCCGCAGACAGGGTGGCGCACCGGGTCAAGCTATCTTTGGTACTAAGTTCCCTAACGTGTCACAAGAGAACATGATGT